TGTGAAAAGCGGATTGAAGCCCTAAAAGCTATGGATGTGGCTAAGAAAGCTGAAGCTGAAGCTGCAAGTGTACAGCAGGCTGCATACTGGGACTACATGACTGAGGGTGAGTCTGATGACTAAACTGATATGGGACTTGGAGACCAATGGTCTTATCCCCGAAGTTGACACAATATGGTGTCTTGTTATGCAGGACATTGAGACTGAGGAGATCTTTTCTTACTCTGATTGGGATGATGCACTGCCCTCTCTTGCTGAAGGGCTCCAGAAGCTCCTAGAGGCTGATCTGATAGCCGGTCACAACATAATTGGATATGACCTACCGGTTCTTAAAAGGCTGCTAGGCTGGGAACCCAGAGAGTCTCAGAAGATCTGGGATACTCTTATCATGTCACAGTTATGTATGTTCCAACGTACACACAGGCATGGCCTTGCAGGTTGGGGTGAGTTCTTCAAGTATCCAAAGGGAGACTACAACGATTGGACTAACTACAATCAGGAGATGCTGGTATATTGTAAACAAGACGTTACATTAAACACGTTAGTGTATCATCGACTTTCCAGAGAGGCATCAATTCAGATCAAAGCAAGACCAGAGTTCAAGCAGGCTTTAATACTAGAGCATGACTTTGCACAGGTTAATGCGGAGATCACAGCCAAGGGTTGGTTGTTTAATATGCCAAAGGCTAAGACCCTGAAGCGTGACCTTACATGGAAGCTACATGCTATTGAAGATGAACTAGAACCAGACCTAGGTTCTGTGTGTGTACTTAAGGGTACCAAAGAGGTCGATAAGATTGTCAAGAAGAACGGTGACTACTATAAAGCCATCACTGATTGGTATGACTTAGACCCCAACACTAAAGCCTCTAATGGATTCATAACTGGACCATTCTCTCGCATTGAGTTCTCTGAGGTACGCTTAGGTCAGCTTATACTTGTAAAGAAGTATCTGTCGGACATTGGCTGGAAGCCTGATGACTGGACGTTCAAGAAGGTAGCAGGTAAGTGGATCAAGATGTCACCGAAGCTCACAGACAGCTCCTTAGAGCCTCTGGGTATCGTTGGTAGAATGATCAGCTCCTACTACATGCTACGTCAACGTCTGTCTATGGTTGATAACTGGATTGAGATGGTTGCACGTTGGGGTGACGGTAGGCTGCATGGTGACATGTTCACTATTGGCACACCTTCATTCCGTTGCAGACACCGAGGTATAGTTAACATCCCCGGAGTTCATGCACAGTACGGTAAGGAACTTAGATCCTTGCTTACATGTGAACGTGGTCACAGACTTGTAGGTGCTGACTCAGCTGGTAACCAATTCAGAGGTCTTGCACACTACATGGGTGATGATGAATTCACAGCATCTGTTGTGGTTGGTCAAGAATCTGATGGTACTGATGCACACTCACGTAACGCTGCTATACTTGGTGTATCACGTTCAGTGGCTAAGTCGTTCATTTATGCCTACCTCTTTGGGGCAGGTATGTCTAAGCTTGGCGAGGTAGTGACAGGACTGAAGTCACCTAAGGCTGGTAAGATAGCAGATGCTAAGTTCAAAGCAGCATTTCCAAAGCTTAAGGAACTTAAGGATCAGTTAGTATCAGAGTACAACACTAACAAGATGAAGACAGGCATTGGTTTCATAATTGGAGCTGATGGAAGACGAGTAATTGTAGGTTCAGAACATCAGCTACTAAACTACTTACTTCAAACACTGGAAGGGATTACATGCAAGACTGCACTTGTATTCCAGTATAAGAAGATTAAGGAGTTAGACATCAAAGGTACGTATCCAATCTTATTCTATCATGATGAGACTGCTTGGGTTACACCTATTAAACATGCTGAAACCGTATTAGATATCTCTGTAGCTGGATTCCGTGAGGGTCCGAAGTCTGTAGGGGTTACCTGTATGGACGGAGATGGGAAGATCGGTATTAATTATGCAGAGATCCACTAAGGCTCATAAAAGGAGACAGAGGCTACTGGCTATGAACGCTGACCCAATAGCCTTGGCAAAGGAACGTGAACGGCAACGTCAATGGAAGAAAGACAATGCTGGCTATGTTAACCACTACTGTAATATGAGGTACGTTAAGAAGAAGCAAAGGATGCCCTCATGGGCAGACCCTGATGCTATCCGAAAGATATACGAGGACTGTGCTGCTCTTAATGAGGGGAATGGCCCTCGGTCATATCATGTAGACCATATAATCCCCTTACAGGGTAAAACTGTATCGGGGTTACATGTAGAGAATAACTTACAGATCCTAAAAGCATCTGATAACTTAGCAAAGAGTAATAAATATGTTCAAATATAAAGAACCAGAAATCGGATATGATATTCGTGAAGAAGATGGACACCTTGAGGGGTGTGAGTGGCGTAAGGCACTGCAACTAGCAGCTGACTTGAGGGCATCATATGAGGAGCTGTTGCTTTTCATTGGACGAAACACTGTCGACTCTTATGTGATAGGTATGTCACTTGATGATGGTGATATTAACGGGTACTCTAACACGAATGCTAAGTTCTCTTTCCGTAAGAAAGATCATACACTTATAGTACGTGAACAGATAGAGAATGAGATTGCAACCTACAATATTAAGGGTACTACAATATTCAGTAATCTATCAGAGTTCGAATTAACACCGTACGGTCACACACAAGAAGATGAAAATAGATTAATATGGATGCTATAATATGTTCAATAACAATGATGCAGTATACACAATGTTTAGTAAGAGCTGTATGGAAACAGAGATGGAGTATGACAAGTGTTTCATAGACGCTGACTCAATCATCTTTCGTATAGCAGTGACAACAGACTCAGTCACACAAGCAAAGTCATACTTTGATAAGGCACTGGATGCCATCATGCGTGACACTGGGAGTATCAAAGGTTACGTAGCTGTCAAAGGTAAAGGTAACTTCAGGTATGGTATCTCTGAGGACTACAAAGGTAACCGAAGCAAGACACCTATGGATCCTAAGGTTAAGGAAAGACGAGAAGCAGTGACAGAGTACGCATGGGAGACTGGATGTTTTAAGTCTGACAACTGTGAAGCAGATGATATTGTATCCATATGGGCACAAGAAGCTTATGAAGCTGGTGAGCACTACGTCATAGCACACATTGATAAAGACATTGATATGGTTCCGGGTTGGCATTACAACTTCAACAAGAAGACCCAGTACTTCATTGATGGTGATGAAGGTCATTACAAGATGTGTATACAGATGTTAACAGGTGACAGTACTGATAACATTCATGGATTGAAAGGTATAGGCCCTAAGAAGGCTGAGAAGTTATTAAAAGACATACCGACAAAGGATATGCTGGAGACAGTTGCTAATGCGTGGCGTGACCATCATCCCAGAGAGTGGAAGGAGAAGCTTGAGACTTGTTGGAACTTACTGTACATGCGCAGGGATTGGAATGGCTTTAAGCGATTAACTATTGAAGAAGTGTTTGCAGATGAAACAATTAAAGGAGAGGACTCATAATGGTACTTAATATTGGAAGTTACAAAGTAGATGGTGTTGATCTAGTGGTATGGGAGGAGTGCCATAACGCATTCATGAAGATGGAGAGTCGGATTGAGGAGTTAGAGTTAATGATAGATGAGTTAAGGGATGAAGTAGAAAGTGCGGCTATCTCATGAACCTAGGACACTGGTCGTATGAAGGGGATCCCTTCGAGGTTGATGATTACTTCGGATTCGTGTATCTTATAACTGTGTCTGTACCTGAGGGTAACCCGATCAGATACATAGGTAAGAAGCAGTTCCACTCTTATAAGAAGACCAAGCGAGACAAGGAGTCTAACTGGAAGAAGTACACAAGTTCATCTAAGCACATTAATGATCTGAGAGAAGATGGCTCTAAGCTTACCTTCGAGATGATCCAATTGTTTGCAACAAGAGGTGGCTTGTCAGCAGCAGAATGTAAAGTTCAATGGTACTTAGATGTACTGACGGAGAAGTGCCCCGAAGGGATCCCCTTGTACCTGAACCGACAGATCGGTGCAGTTAAATTCATACCTAAAGAAGCTATATCAGATGAAACAAAAGACAGACTCAACGAAATCTACAGAACCGGAAGAGTACT